AGAGTCTGCGACAGAAGGTCTTGCTGGCCAAGGACGCGGCGAAGTGGATGGAGGAAAAAGACTGATGGCCAAGACGATCGAGAAGTTCTGCAACGGGCCCGACGAGCCCCGGGCCATTCTGCTCCTCGACGAGTCAGACCTTCGTGCGCTCGATGCCATCGAACGGGACGGAGGGTACTCTCGCGGGTGGAAGTTCAAGAGGGACCCGGCCGAAGCTTTCCGTGCACTTCTCGACTACGAGACGAAGGCGGCCACCCGGGTCGTCATGGAAGGTGGTCTCGTGGAAGTGATCGTCGCGACCCTGGAGCGCTTCAAGGAGTGGGCGAAGGCTGCGAGCAGAATGAGGAAAGCCCCGCTGGGGATCTGGATGGAGGAAGAGCCGGAGCCCACGAAGAAGCCGGAAGGGGTCGGGCCCGACAGCATCTGACCGTGCACATTTTTTCCACAGGTTTTCAACAGGAAGGAGGACGCGTGCAAGTCCCGGAGATCGTGTTCCCGGAAGAAGCGATGACGCCGAGGGAGGAGGTTACCCAGGAGCTCCGGCAGGCCTGGGTGGAAGCTCCGCCCCTGATCGAGCGGGCCGAAACCATGGCGGTGCGCACCCCGGAGGACAAGCGCCTCGCCATCGATACCCTCGGCCAGATGAAGAAGCTGGTCGACCGCCTCAAGCCCGTCCGGAAGCGGCAGGCGGGATCCTACTTCCGGCTGGGCGAAGCCGTCGAGGGTTTCTACGATGCGATCCTGGACCCCCTGAAGGCCGGGATCGACGGCCTGAAACGCCGTTACGAATTCCGGATCGAGGAGGAACGCCTGGAGTCGGAAAAGATCGCCCGGGAGCAACGGGCCCGGGAGGAGACGGCCCGGAAGGAACAGGAGCGCCTGGCGGCCGAGGACCGGGACCGGCGCGCCAAGGAGGCCCGGGAGGCGGCCGAGAAGGAGGCCCGGGAGGCGGGGAACCTCACGCCGGCAGAGGTCCAGGAATACGCCGACGTGGCCGCCCAGGAAGCCCAGGCGGCCGCTCCCGCCCCGGTGAAGGTGTTGTCCCGTCCCACCCCGGGGCCCCCGCCCAAGACCGTCCGAGCCTCAGGGAGCTCTGGAACCGTCAAGGACTTGACGACCGTGGCGATCCATGACTTCCCCGCCCTGGCGACCTGGGCCGTGCAGACGGGCCGCTTCGAGCTCCTGGAGGCGAAGGAGAAACTGATCCGGGACCTGCACGACGCCGGCGTGAAGGACGTCCCTGGGGTCACCTTTGGGAAGAAGGCGAACCTCGCGATCACCGCCCCGAAATGAGGAATTGACTGGATCTTTGACCCTGACGAGCGTACTTTCCGACACCATGAACGTCTTAACCCCATTTCTCACAGGAGGATCCATGGCGACCGAGAAGAAGGCGAAGACCCCCAAGGCTCCCAAGCCGCGGCCCGAGGGGAAGGTTCTGGCGATCCGCGTCCCGAAGTCCGTGGGCGCGGCCCTCAAGACCTACCTGAAGAAGGAGGAGATAACCCTCCAGCAATTCCTGGAGACCCTGGTGCGCAAGGCGGTGGGCATGGAAGAGGCGAAGCCGTCGAAGAAGGAGGACTGAGCGATGAGCGGTGTGGCGCTCGTCGAAGACTTCAACCGCCGACGCCAGGAGTGGTGGCACAAGCGGAACGAGAAATACCGCGCCGATCAGGAGGCCCGGGTTTCCCAGCGGAACCCGGTCGCCTCGAACGTGAACCTGGACTGCGGCCGGGAAGTCGTCCTGGCCATGACCCACTGGCGGGAGAGGCCAGACCCGGACCTCGAGCTCTCCGAAATCATGGAGGCGGGGAACGTCGCGGCGAGAGCGGCCGCGCAGGAGCTCCGCGACATGGGGTACGAGCTCGTCGAGCAAGAAGCCCCGATGCCGGCGTTCCGCGATCGCCAGGGCCGCGTCACCTACACGGGCCGCATCGACTTCAAGATCGTTCAGGGGAAGCACCGGATCCCGGTCGAGGTGAAGAACCCGGAGTCCTGGATGTTCGACCGCCTGGACACCTACCAGGACCTGGAGCACTACCGGTGGACCCGGAAGTGGCGCGGCCAGATCCTTCTCTACCTTCTCCAAAACGCCGAGCCCTTCGGGGTCATCCTCCTCTGGTCCAAGGGCCGGAAGAAAATGATCCCGGTGGTTCTGGAAGAGCACCTCGAGGACGCGGAGCTCGCGCTGCGACTCGGGGAAAGCGCCGTCGAGCACGTCAAGGCCGGAACGCTCCCGCCTTACGCGGTCGATCGCACCGTCTGCATGAGCTGCTGGGCTTTCGGCCGGTGCTGCAATCCTCCGATCGAGGAGCAGGGCGCGACGATGATCAACGACCCCGACTTCTACCAGGACCTGCGCCGGGAGCTCGAGCTCCATCCGTTCCACCTGGAGTACGACGGCCTGAAGAAGCGCAACCGTGCGAAGCTCAAGGCGATCGGATTGGATCGCCTGATGGTGCAGGACATTGCCATGACCGTCGAAGAGGTCCCGGTGAAGGGGTACGAGGTCGCGGCGCGCGTCGATCGCCGTTGGACCATCGTGCGCGCGGGAAGCGCGGAAGAGGAAGGCACCGCGTGATCGACCCCTGGTGCGAGAAAACCCCTGATCAGATCCAGGAGTACATCGACGCCGCGAGAGAGAACGACACTACGCCGGAAGAATACGTGCGCACCGAGGAGGCGACCTACAACCCCGAGAACGGCCACTTCTGCTGCACGGCGTGCTACATCGCCATCGGAATGCCTTCGCGGCCCGGGGGTTGGAAAGCCCCATGAGCACACGCAGAACTGGGGCGACACTGGGCCGGATCAAGGTGACTGTTGCCTTGACCGGCCCCTTTCGGCGATCCTTGGCCACGGCGCTTCGACTGGCGGCGGTCGGCCATCAGATACTCGAGTGGACCGAAGGTCCTGAATTGGCGCTCTGCCCTCTGTGTGAAGCCGAGCTGCAGCGAGCACCGATCGGCGAGGGACGTGGTGGCCACGCCCGCTGTTGTCCGATACCGAAGCTTCGCGACCACGTGGACGCCGTGGAGCAATGCATCGCCGTCAAAGTCCACCCTCCGAAGTCCTGAAGGAAGGAGCAACAACCATGCGAGTCCTACTCGTTCGGAGAACGATCCCGGTCCTGTGTCTCCTCGTCTTCGCGGCCACCCTCTTCCTGGTGCAGGCTCAGAGCGGGCCCCTCGATGGGCCAACGCCACCCCCGGGGGCGAAGCCCGACAAGATCTTCTGCGCCTCCATCTACTCAGGGGAACGGATGATCCACGTCCAACTCGACCACCCCATCCACAACGACGCCGACAGCGTGCGGGCAGGCTTCATCTCCATCGGCCAGGAGATGCAGCGCAAGGCCCTGGCCACGGGCGTTGAGAAGGATCGCCGGCTCGGCGTGGCCATCGTCCAGGCTGCCGTTGATCAATCGACGTGGACGGGGACTGTCTGCTACTACCGCGTCGCGCACGGCGGCCTCGTGGTCACCGGGTGCGCCCAGGGGTGCAACGGCCAGGGCTGCATGGGCATTCTGGCGCCGAGCATCGAATAGACATCCTGTCCCCGTCTTCCGCAACACTGAAACCTGGGGCCTCCCTCGAGGCCCCGTCTTTGTCTCTCCCGGAGGAACCATGACCGCACACCAGCAACAGATCCCGATCGACGACATTGTCCCCTCGAGGACGAACCCTCGGAAGCGGTTCGATGAGCTCGAAGACCTGGCGCAGAACATCACAGCCCACGGCATCCTGCAGCCTTTACTCGTGCGACCGATCGATAAACAGAAGGGAAAGGACGCCTGGGGCCTGGTCGCCGGCGAGCGACGGCTCCGGGCTGCAAAGGCCGCCGGGCTCAAGGAAGTCCCCTGCATCGTCCGCGATCTCACCGACTCCGAGGTCCTCGAAATCCAGGTGATCGAGAACCTCCAGCGTCGGGACCTCCACGCCCTCGAAGAGGCGGAAGGTTACCGCCGATTGATAGGGATGAAGGACAGCCTCGGGGTCAAGTACGACGTCGCCAAGATCGCCGCCCGTATCGGGCGATCCCCGAAGTATGTCTATGACCGCATGAAGCTCAACGCCCTGGTGAAGGAGATCCAGGACGTGTTTCTCAAGGACCGGATCACCGCGGGTCACGCGATCCTTCTCGCGCGACTCAAGCCCGAGGATCAAGCCCGGGCGGCGGACGAAGAAACCGGAGGCCTGTGGGAAGCGGAGAGGCGCCTATTCAACCCCGAGGCGGAGGACGAACCGGACGACTGTCTGAAGTCGGTGAGCGTCCGGGAGCTCGAGGGATGGATCGATGAGCATGTGCGCTTTGACCCGGAGGCCGAAGACCTCCCCCAGCTCTTCCCGGAGACGGCCGCGATCCTGGCCAAGCCTCCGGAGGAAGCCGAAAAGATCGTTTCCATCACGCATGACACCTACGTCCAGCCGGAGGCCCGGGACGGGCAGCGCGTCATCGGACCCCGATCCTGGAAGCGCGCCGATGGGAAGGGAGACGCCAAGACCTGCGAGAAGTCCGTCACGGGGGTGGTGGTTATCGGGCCCGCGCGCGGCGAGGCCTTCAGGGTCTGCACCGACAAGAAGGGATGCAAGGTGCACTGGGCGGCGGAACAGCGCGAGGCGAAGAAGCGCGGAGAGACGGTCACCCGCAGCGGGAAGAAAGGGAAACAGCGGTGGGAGCTCGAGGCGGAGGAACGGGAGAAGCAACGCGCCCGGGAAGAGGCCCTCGCCAAACGATGGGAGAAGGCGAGGTCGGAGATCCTCGGTGCCCTCGCGGAGAAGGTAAAGACCTCAAAGGATCTGACGATGATGGAGGACCTGGTGATCCGGGGTGTGGGAGACAATTACCGGGACTGCAGTTCGGTCGCCGCGAAGTGGGTCCCGCGCGGCCGCACGGCAGAAGACGCGATCCGGCATGCGGTCTTCATCATCCTCTGGCGACGGCTCCAGGAATACCAGGCCCCCAGGGCTTTCCCGAAGCTCGCCCGGGCCTTCGGTCTCAACGCCACCAAGATCGTGGATGACGTCGCGCCCGTCGAACGTGCGTGCCGTTTCTGCGCCTGCACGGAGCACACTCCCTGTGCCGTCGAGGGACAACCGTGTGCATGGCTGGGGAAAAAGGGAACGCCTCTCGGGGACGTGTGCAGCGGTTGCGTCGCCAAACTCTCAAAGAAAGAACGGGCGATGTGCGATCTCCATGGTGGACCGGCGCCGGAGAAAAAAGCCAGGGCGAAGGCAAGAAAGAGTTGACACCATCCGTCGACCGGAGGTACTGTCCGCGCCGGGACTAGGGTGCGCTGAGACCCGACCATCCGTTTAGAGCGGCGGAGTCCCGTCCTTGATCGCTCATGCCTCTTTCCCAAAGCTCTGAGGCGATCATTGCAAACCCCCAAGACACCGATCCACGAACCTGGTGAACCACGCCCTCCCGTGCGGGCCTGTTGCGGCACCTACCGCGGCCAGCACCCCCACTGGATCGGATGCTCCAAGAGGGTCTTTCTTTGCACCCGGAAGCGCCCACGGAGGCGGTGTTGCGGCACCTACCGGGGAGGTGCGCCCCACCGTGATGGATGCCGCGAGGCCGAGAATGGCCGGCAGGGTCTGGATGGGTGACCAGCAGAAGTGGTTCAAGCTCTGGCATTCAGGTCTCTCGGACGACAAGATCGCGGCGCTCCCGCCCGCTCTCCGGTGGGCCTGGGCTGCCCTGGGAGCCCACACGAAGGTGCACGGCACAGGCGGTCGGGTGATCATCGGGCTCCAGAATGAGGTCCTCGCGGCGGCCATGGGCATCGCCGTCGGTGACCTGGTGACAATCGTGAAAAGGCTCCCGCATCTGGACGTTGAGGAGGGCGAAAAGCGTCACGGAGAGTTTACCGTGACGTGGCGTAACTGGCGGAAATATCAAGAGGATAGCACCGCTGCCGCGAGGCAGAGAGCGTCACGGGCTAAGAGGAGAGGAGAGGAGAAGAGATTAAAAGAACCCCCCATACCCCCCGTGGACCAGAAAACAGGAGGACCGAAAACCGGGACCGATCCCGCCATCGGAGCCCTCCGACGCCGGATCGAATTCTTGAAAGAGGAGATCGACGGAGAAGTGGATGCTACCCGGCGGGACGATCTCATGGGAGACCTCGAGACGACCCGCAATGAACTCACGATCGCGCAGAAGGGAGGTGTCGTGTGGGGAAAGCCAAAGCCGGGGAGAAGGTGATCGGGCCTGATCGCCTGCGCCTGCCCGGAGGGAAGATCGTCCAACGGGGCGAGGCATCTGACCATGGGGAGCTCCAGGGAAGCGAGAGCCGAAAGCTCGTCGTGCGCATGACGGACGAGCGCCTAAAGGAAGTGGCCACGATGGTGACGGACGCGGCCGTGGCCGTGCACCGGCTCCGGGAGGAGAAGCGCGAGACGGGAAAGGAATTCAAAGAGCTGATCGACGGCAAGGAGGAGACCCTGTTCCAGTTCGCCAAAATCTACGCCGATGGAGGAGAGCAGGTGGACGTAGCTTGCGAGGTCTACGCGGACATCCAGCAGAACACGAAGACCGTGATCCGGACCGACACGCGCGAGGTGATCGAGAAAACAGCCCTCACGGCCAAGGAGCTCGAGGCGATCGCGCAGGGAAACCTCTTCACGGGGACCAAGGGATCGGACGAAGAGGAAGGGGACGGCACCGGCGACGGAGAAATTGAAGAGGACGAGGAGGACGAGGAAGAAGAGGGCGAGGAGGAATAGATCTAGATCTGCGCTGCCGCCGACCCGCGGGCGGATCGACCATGCGCCGTATCTCAGACCCTCCCGAATGAGCGGCTCGATCTGTAGGAGGGACCCCGGGAAGGAACAGCCCAGGGGATGGGTAGCCGGAAGCGGGGAGCATCCTCCCAGGAGGCATGAGGAGGAATAGATCCGAAATAAAAAAAGCTTCCGGTGACAAGCCTCTGCGTTCTCGTGGTCTTTCCGTGGAGGCCTCGGAACCTCGGGGCCCGTAGGCGCCGGACACGGGCATCCCACTCTCGAGGAGGATCGGATGTTCAATCGACTTCGGCACACTATCGAAGTGCTCACCGGGAAATACGCGAGCATCGAGGATCAGCTCCGAAAGGAACGGCACGAAAGCGCCTGGCTTCACACCTGCCTGCGTGGTCTCCTCTTGCAATCCGGTGGGACCGGGCGCGTGAAGGAGGCGACGCGGATACGTCTCATCAGCTGCGATCAGATCTGGATCTCTCGCGGGGGAGGGGGAGGTGAGGACTTGATCTTGATGCTGGTTCCCGAACGGGTGAAGGAAGTGCCTGGCCATGTGGTGGCCGCGATCGCGGCCCGGTGATGAGTTCTGGAGGCGTCCCGATCTGCCTGGGACTCTCGGGCGGCCGGATCCAAGCGATCGCGGAGTCCCGGACGAAGCTCGACAGCGGGAAGCATCTCGCCGGCGGGCGCATGGAGTGGAGCGAGGACGTCGGCGCCGCGGCGGAGGTTGCGGTGGAAGCCAACACCGGGATCCACCGCACGCTCGATGAAATCGCCCACCGTCCCATGGGAGACGATGGCGACTTCTACGGGCTCCTCGACGTGAAGGGATCGATCCCGCGTGCCGATGGGACCTGGTGGTCGGTCACGGTCGGGGGGCACTCCCTGCGGGCGGCCGTCTTCGGTTTCGTAACCGTAATCGCCGGGCCCCGGTATGGGTGTCAATGCGTGCACTGGCCCTTGCCGGCTTCGGTCCAGCCGCGGCATGCCCTGATCCACGGATGGCTCTCCGGGCCCGTGGTGCGCGAGAAGCCGAAGAACCCAAGCAAGTGGCCGTCCGGAGCTCCCTGGTGGCGCGTGGTGGCCGAGGAACTCCACCCGTGGCCAACGTGGGCGGAAGTCCCGGTGTCCCTGGCGGCCATGCGGAAGGCCTTCGACATCGTCGATGCGGACGACCCCGAGGTCCAGGCCCACCTCGAGACGATGCGGCGGGGTGTCCGGGCCCGGAAGTGAGCCGGCATCGGAACTCCCGGCAGGCCGGCCTTCTCAAGCGGGAACTGATCCTGGCGCGTGGAGGCCACGCGTGTGCTGGGTGCGGGATCCCCCTCGACACGGAGACGATGACCGTCGACCACAAGATCCCGGTCTCCGAAGGAGGCGGAGACGAGCTCGACAACCTGCAGCCGATGTGTGGATCGTGCAATCAGGAGAAGGGCAACCGCATGCCCATGGAGGAGCGGAGCAAGTGATCACCGAAGAGGAAATCCAGAAACAGATGCGGGAAAGCCGGGAGGAGTGTGAGCGCCGAGAAGTGCACTTCGATGTCGCCGGCGCTCTGGCGGATGGGATGATCTTCGATCCGGGACCCACCAGCTGCGGGGAGATCCGGGACGGGGTGTCCCTGGAGTTCGACACCGTAGACGATCGACCTTTCCAGGGCGGGTGGGTTCTGCGGTTCGACGACCTCGAGAGACTTTACGCGGCCGCGTTGGCGGAACGCGGACTCCCACCGATCCATCGGAAGTTTACGCCGGCGGTGCGACCATGACCTGCATCGCCGGTCTCGTCCACCGGGGGACCGTATACCTCGCCGGAGACAGCGCAAGCGGGGACACGGCGGGATACTTCATCGACGTCGTCCACGATCCGAAGATCTTCCAGGTGGGTCCGTTCACGATGGGCTTCACGACCTCCTGGAGAATGGGCCAGCTTCTGCAGCATCAATTGCAGGTGCCTCCACGGATCCAGGGATACAGCGATGAAAAGTATTTGGCCCTCTCCGTGATCAATGCCGTGCGGGGCTGCCTCAAGGAGGGAGGGTTTGCCAAGAAGGAACTCGAGGTCGAGCACGGCGGAACCTTCCTGATCGGATACGAGGGGAAGCTCTACCGCGTCGAAGGGGACTATCAGGTTTGCCGGCCGAGGGAAGAGTGGGCGGCGATCGGGTGCGGATACCAGTTCGCCCTCGGTGCGCTCTATGCCACCCGCGGCTGGGCCGACTCCCCGAAGGTACGCCTCGAGGCGGCGCTCAATGCGGCCGCGCGATACAGCGCGTTCGTCCGTGGGCCGATGCTGTACCTCGAAGGTCCACCGCCAAGCCCGCAGAGCGGAGGTTGATCATGTGGGATGAGCTCGATTTCTGGCGGCGCTTGGCTGCGATGCTGATCGAGGCCGGCGGCGGTCAGGTGACCTTTGCCACAGAAGCCCTTTACGAGTCCGTCCACCCGGAAGAGCTCGTGATCGACAGGAAGGAGAACCCCATGGATCACTCGACCACGATCCGCATTTACCGGCGGCGGACAGGTCCCCCTCGGGTGATCCATTGGGAGATCATGGGAAAGCAGATCCTCGCCTCGGTGCATGCAAGTCAAGACGCGGAGCTCTATGGGATGTTGGGCATCAAGCGTCCCGACGAACGCCTGCAACTTCCTCCGAAGAAGGAAGAGGAGAAAGATTGATGAGCACCCCGACACCATGCGCATGCGGACAACCCTCGATCGTTGAGTTCAATGACCTGTGGGTGTGTCTCGCGTGCTTCCAGGCCCAGCTGGCCCGGACGCGCGCCCAGGTGAAACACGTGGAGGACCTGATCCTCGGACAAGGCCTAAGACTGAGAAGGAGTGAGACCATGGAAACAGAAGATCACCGCACGCATCACATCGAGCTCCACCGTGCCCTCGACGAACTGGCCGCGGACTTCATGCAGAGCCAGATCACGAACGGAGGCGAGTATCTTCCCTCGAAGGTGCCTTTGACCGCGCTGATGTACTGGTCCCACACCCAGACCCAGAACCCGGAGGATGTCTACAACCCGCGGGAGGCCGGAGAGCGCATGCGGGAAGTGTTCGATGAACAGATCGACCGTTTGGAAAAGCAGGCGCTGGACTCCTATCGGCTTTCGATGGAAGCCTTGGTGCCGGACTGGGAGAAGTGGGAAGAAAACACTCTCGGCACGAAGGACGGGATCCTGGAGCTGGCCAAGATCGCCCGGCTTCGCAAGGGAGGTCCCACGGACTTCTTCTGCACCGGATGTGGAGACAAGCTGTCGGTGACGCGGGTGACCTGTGGGAAGTGTAAGCATGAGCCGAACGGATCGACCCCCGTACCCTCCTGACTGGAAGGAGATCGTCGCGGCCGTCCGGGCCCGGGCCTCGGACTCGAAAGGCGTCGTGCGGTGTGAGTGCTCCGGGGAGTGCGGGGATCCCCACCTCAGGGACGTGAAAACAGGAAAGCCCCGATGCAACGCTCCCGACAAGGAAATCATCAAGCGCAACCATGAGAAGCCGTGGATCTGGTACTACCACGAGCTGTGCGGGATCTGCATGGCCATGGGCCACGTCGACGCCGGCGATCCTCCGGAGCCCATCACCGTCAAGCTCACGACTGCACACGTCTGCAGGCCCGCGTCCTCGGGGGACCACTCCCTCGGGAACCTCAAAGCCCTATGTCAGCGGTGCCACCTTCGCCTGGATCGGGCCCACCACCAGGGGAACGCGGCCGCGACGCGCCGGCGGAAACTCGGAAACCTGGAGCTCTTTCCATGAGCGAGGAGAAGGCAGCCCTTCTGATGGTTGACATGATCATTGACCCGACCGATGGCCGGATGGTGCGGCTCGACGAGGCAACGGCCGAGCAGCTCCGTCCGCTCGTTCGGTATCTCGGCAAGGCCCTGGAGTGCTCACAGAAGGCCCACGAGTCAACCCTTCTCTTGTGGAAGCTCGACCGAAGTAGGCGGACATGATCGATGTGCTGGATCGTGCCACTGAGTCCGACCTGGTGCCTCCGGATCCCGGAACCAGGGTGATGGGAGGACGTCGACGCCCGGGCGGCGCCTCTTGGAGAAGAAATGCGTGCCTCCCTCGTGGGGAACCTGTTTGATCAACTCGACCACTGGAAGGTTCTGACGGGCCGGGAACGCCGGGGCCTCCTGGGGAAAAAGGAGAAGCAACGTGTCTGAAGAAGCGAGAATGTGCGATCGGGGATACCGCCGGATCGTGATGAGCTTCCTGGACCTGGCTCAGTACCTGCGCGGAAACGCCGGCGCCTACACTTCGGAGTTGCCCGCCGACGTTGACGTCCTTCACGTCATCGAAGAGTCGCGGGCTGTGCAAGGCGTCGCGGTGATCCTCGGCTCGAAAGAGTGGGCGCCGGCGGTGATGGGAGACGTGATCCCCACGCTCTTCTTCACCACGGAGATGTTCAAGGAAGCCGGCGACACCCCTCCACGGATCACGAAGCTGATCGTCTGGCCGGAGAAGCCCGAAGTGGGTCCACCACCCTTCGACGAGAAAGGGGGACTGAAACCGTGACGACCTTCCAGGTCTTCGTGATCGTGCTCGCCGCGGCCGTGGGTGGGGGCGTGGTGGAGCTCGCCGTCTACTACATCCGACGCGCCCAGATGCTCCGCGACGAGAAGTCGCACCTGGAACGCATGCGGAAGAATTACCAGGATCAGGTCCAGGAGGTCCGCAGCTTCGTGGAGGGGATCACGGGAAAGAAATCGGGTGGGATCTCCTGTCCGAAATGCCAGGCCACCGGTTCCTTCATCGTCGTCCAGGCGGGCGATCAGGCATACAAGACCTGCGTTTCCTGCGGGGACAAGACGGAAGGGAAGCCATGAGCAACGAGAAGCAGAAGGCGCATGAGGCGATAGACAGGGCGGCATTCCCCTACATGATGCCGGGTAAGACACCCAAAGAGTTGCTTGTGGAAGCCCACGCCCTCATCGACGCCATTCCAGAACGGGGGCACGCGCATTCCACCACGGAAGCCGTTCGGCTTGTGATGTGGAACCTGTGCCACGCGCTGCGCGCCGGAAGCAACGGGGAGGTCTATCACATCAAGGCAACGGAAGCCGAACTGCTTGAGGTGCTCCAGCCGCTTATTGAGGCCCGCTGCATCCCCGATGCGCCCGAGCCGATGCCTGACCACCCACGCCCATCGTTCACTTTGCCCAATGGGACGCACGTTCCGGCCGAGACCGCTGCGCCCTGCAAGGCCACGACGAACCATCTACTGCCGCTGGAAGACTGCCCCGTTTGCGGACGTGAGGCCCAGGAGCACGAGAGCTTCGAGAAGGGGCCGCCCGATCCGGCCGCGCTGCCGGGGGCCGTGAGGTTCACCTGCTCTGTCTGCGGCCTGGCAGTTGACGTGACGTCCGTTACCTGCGGCAGGTGCGTGGTGTTTCCGCCTGCGCTGCAGGAGGCGGTGGAGGCTGCAACCGAGAACGGGTTCCAGCAGGCCGTACAGGCGATGGAGGATGGACTCCATCTCAACGAACGGATCGGCGCCGCCAGGGCCAGGATTATCCAAGCCGACCGCGCCGCCAGGCTCAAGGCGGTTGAGGAGGCGGCCGCACAAGGATGCAAGCGACTAGAGACGTCCCGCTATTCCAGCCATTCTGACATCATCGCAATCGGAAAGGACGCCATCTCTCGCATCGTGGCCGCCACTCGGGGTGACCATGCCTGACATCTTCGTCGCCGTCTACTCGACTGAGCGACCTGGGCGAAAGCCGCTTGTTACGGCCTATACCCTGTGGTTCAGCCCTCAGTGGCCCGGCTATTGCCCGCATCCTGTCGAAGCGCGGAACGGAACAGAGGCAAAGAAGAAGGCTATCGCGGAGCATCGGGCAAACTGCCTTGCCGCGAAGGGGGAGAAGCCGTGACCGATGAGAAGAAGCCGCGCCGGCGTGCCGTCCCGACCGCGCATCGCACCCTCGAATGGCTCCGGCGACACGGATGCCGGGCCGGGATCACGGAGCAGTGGATCTCCTTCCACGGGGAGCTCCGGAAGAACTTCAAGGGCACCCCGGGCGTCCGCCGGGACCTCTTCGGGTTCATTGACATCATCGCCATGGAGCCGAAGCGTGCAGGCCTTCTCGGGATCAACTCTTGCTCGGACGCATCGATCGCGGAGCACAAGGCCCTGATCCTGGGGGAGGGCCGGCAGAAGGGGCGTCAAGGACCTGACCCGAAGCTCGTCCGGGAGAACGCCATCGAGTGGCTGCAACGCCACAACCGGATCGCCCTCTACGGCTGGAAGAAGCGCCGCAAGGAAGGCCGGGAGGTCTGGGTTCCCCGCGTAGAACCCGTCACCCTCGGGGACTTTGGCCTGGACCCCGGACGGACGGAATATCTCGCCCACGTCCCCGGTGTGGGCTACCTGAGAGGCATTTCCCGCGGGCGCTCGGAGAGCGGGGTGGAGACCTGGTCCATCGATGTCACCCTGTTCCCGGAGGTCTGTCCCTGCTGCCTGGCCGTGGAGCCCAACCACCGCAAAGACTGCGCGAAGAAAAGGCTGCTGTTCCCCTGAACATTGACAGGGACGCATCCGGGCGTGTACCCTCCATGCTCGGTTGACATTTTACCCGGCTCCGTTTCAACCGGGAGTGCGCCCCGTGTCGAAGATGAACCTCGTGGACCTCCCTGTCGACGAGATCCGTTTTCTGCCCTACAACCCCAACAAGATGCCGGACGAGAAGCTCCAGGGCCTGGAGGCTTCCCACAAGGAGTGGGGCGTGCTCCAGAACGTGGTGGTGAACGACCGGCGCGGGAAGGCATGGAAGGCGGACGAACGCGGCAAGTTCGTGGTCGCGGGGGAGCACCGCCTGAAGGTGGCCAAGCGCCAGAAGCTCACCACCTATCCGGTCCTGGTCGTCTCCGTTGGTCCCACCGAAGAGCAGCGCATGAACCTCGCCCTCAACAACGCGGGGACCTACGATCCGGTGCTCCTGGGACAGCTCCTCCGGGAAATCCAGAAGGCCAAGGCCGACCTGAGCGTCACCGGGTTTATGCAGGGGGAAATCGACCTGGCCATCCAGGAGCTGGAGAAGCAGATCGCCCAGGTAGAGGACGAAAACGAGATCCCACCCCTGCCCCTGAAGGCCATCACGAAGCCCGGGGAGCTCATCAACCTGGGAAGGCACCGCCTCCTCTGCGGCGACGCCGGCGACCTGGACTCGGTCAAGCGTCTCATCGGGGATCAGGGGATCCACCTGGTCAACACGGATCCGCCGTACAACGTGAACGTGGAGCCCAGGAGCAACAACGCGATCTCGACGGGCCTCCGGAGCCGGAAGTCCCACCCCGGAAACATGCGCCGGAACAAAGACGGCAGCATGAAGAGCCGCGCCGGCCTCCACCACCTGCAGCTGGACCTCGCGCGACACCCCGGGAAGTCCCACGGCACCACGAAGACCATGCGCGCCCGCGACGGCGCCCTGATCAACGACTTCATCAGCGATGAGGAGTTCCGGCAGAAGCTCACCACGTGGCTCCGGAACCTGGCCACCCCGCTCCTGCCCGGGCGGTGCTTCTACCTCTCGGGCGGATACCACAACTGCTTCAGCTACTCCGGCCCGCTCACCGCTGTCCCGGAGCTCTTCTTTTCTCAGACCATCATCTGGCACAAGCTCCACCCGGTCCTGACCCGGAAGGACTTCATGGGCGACCACGAGTGGTGCTTCTACGGGTGGAAGCTCGGCGCCGCCCACTTCAAGAACAAGGCGATCCGGAATTGCCCGGACGTCTGGCCGGTGAAGAAGGTCAACCCCAGCTCCATGATCCACCTGACGGAGAAGCCGGTGGAGCTCTCCCGACGGGCGATGCTCCTCTCCTCGAGGCCCGGGGAGAACGTGCTGGACCTCTTCGCCGGCGGGGGTGGAACCCTCATCGCGGCCGAGGAAACCGACCGCACGGCCTTTCTCATGGAGCTCGACCCGAGATACTGCGACGTGATCCGGGAGCGGTTCGAGAACTTCAGTCAGGCTTCCGGCAGTCGCCCAGGAGCCGCTTGACGTGGCGAAGCGCAAGCAAGCCCCGAGGCACCCCCTCTCCGGCACCCCGGAAAGCCCCTGGCGGGGCAACGGGGGCGCGCGGGAAGGCGCAGGGAAACCGCCCGGCACCCTCGATCTCCGGACGAAAGCCTTCGCTGTCGCGCGTCAGGAGCTCTCGGACCTCATCCGGAAGAAGGTCGACCCGGGCCCGCTCATCAACGTCTACCACCTCCGGGCGCTTAACGGAGACCTCCGGGCGGCCGAGTTCCTCTTCGAGTACGGGTGGCCGAAGCCGAAGGAAATGGAAGAGTTCGATTTCCAGGCCCTCTTCTCCGGCGCCGTCGTCAAGTGCAAGTTCCCCGACAGTCCAAGTTCTGGAACTCGAGGGTCCGCTTCTCTACCCCTACCAGAGGGAGCTGGTGGAGACGGACGACCGGGACCTGGTGATCCTCAGCGGAACGGGCCTCGGTAAAAGCTACCTGGCCGCAGCCTGGAAATGGAGACGACGATCGACACTCCACGGTTCTCTCGGGATCACCGCGGCCCCCACCGAAAAACAGACGCTGCAGGTATTCAATGCGATGCGGGAGCTCTGCCGCAAGATCCTCATTCCAGGTGTGCGCGGCGTGAACGAAGCCCCGGGGAACCGCCGGCTCCGCTTCCTGAATGGGAGCGAGGAGCAGTTCCGATCCTGGGACGTTCCGGACAATCTCCGCGGGCCCCACGCCCACGATGTCCTGGCGGACGAAGCAGGCATGCTCAGCGAGAAGGCCGCCGGGATCCTATCCTCGCGCCGATCTGCCACCCTCGGTCCCATGTTCTACATCGGCAACCCCGGGCCCATCATGGGACCCTTCTGGAAGCTCTGCGAGCGAGCACAAGACCCAGCCAACTCGTCCCGATACCTCTACCGGAAGTGGACCTATCGAGACACCCTGGCCATGCTCATGGATCCCGTGAGCCTCTTCCACGATCTGGAGAAGGCGAGGGTTTACCAACGGTTCCTCGACGAGGAGCGCGCGGCCCGGGAGCCCTTCGAATTCGAACTCCTCTACGAGGCGAACTTCGCCTCCCCGCCCGAGGCCTACTTCGCCAAGTGGGTGGACGCGGTCACGACGCTCCCCCAGGATCCGAACCCGCACCCGGGACACCCCTACCTGATGGGATGGGATTACGGGGAGGACCGGGACTACACCGTGGGGATCCCGCTCTGCATGAAGTGCTGGACCGTCACCGACATGTTCCGGACGACCCGGGAGCCCAGCACCCAGCAGAAGGTGGAGATCGCGGAGTACAGCAAGCACTGGAACAACGCCACCGCGGTGATCGAGTGCAACGGCCCGGGCGGGCCCATCTTCGACGAGGTCGAAGCTCTCACCGGAAACGCGCAGCGCTGGTGGACGGACGAGACCACGAAGCGCAACGCGATCTTCGAGCTCTCGAAGCTGGGGCGCAACGGTATGATCCGCCTGGCCCCTCTTCCCCCGCTCCAGCAAGAGCTGAACATGTTCCGATCGATCCGCAAGGCCACGGGCGGATGGAAGTTCTCGGCGCCGGAGGGGATGCACGACGACTGCGTGATGGCGCTTCTCATCGCCGTGGGCTCCGCGCTTTCCGGGGCGACTGCGTACCTCAACATGATCCAGGCAACGATCGACAGGCAAGCCGAGGAAGCCAAGAAGCTGAAGGGGTAACCCGTGGCCGATGAATTCGCCCTCACCGGACGGACCCGGATGACCGACCGCGAAGGCACCATCCCGATCCTCTACGACGCCCAGAACCGGGTGATCCGATCCACGCCCGAACAGCGTGCGGCCTTTGAAGGCCGTCCCCCGGGCCCGGGTGTCCCGCTCACGCCTGTCGAGCCTCGAGGTGAAGAGCCCCGGGGGTACTTCCCGCCCATCGGTCAGAACCTCAATTACATCCCGCGCACGGAATTCCCCTGGCTCACGCCCTTCGATCAGCTCCGGAACCTCGCGGCCGCCTCCTGGATCGTGGCCACCGCCGTCGAAGACGTGAAGAACCAGGTGCTGGGAATGGAATGGGACATCCACTCGATCGAGGAGAAACGTGGGAAGGCTCTCAAGGACAACATCGCCCGAGTCAAAAGCTTTTTCCGCCGTCCCGATCGGATCCACGACTTCCGGGCCTGGCTCGCGATGCTCCTGGACGACACCCTGGTGTGCGATGCCCTCACGCTCTACCGACAGCGCAAGGTGAACGGAGAACCCTACGCGCTCAAGCCCATCAACGGAGCGACCATCAAGCCGATCGTCGATAGCTTCGGCACCCCCCCGGAGCCCCCGGAGACCGCCTACCAGCAGATCGGGTATGGGCGTGTCGAGACCGAATATCACCGGCCTTACACGGATCGGACGCAGCTGGAGATGGCCATGCGTCAGAGCCGTACCCAACCGAGCGCCCGACCCGTCGAGCTCGTCTACGCACCGCGCAGCACCCGGACTTACACACCGTATGGGCAAGGCCCGGTCGAGCGCGTGGTGATCATCCTGAACGTCGCGCTCCGGAGGGACCTCTACTATCTCGGGTACTACACGGAAGGGAACATCCCGGAGGCCTTCTGGAAGTGCCCGGAGAGCTGGACGCCTACGCAGATCGCGGACATGCAGGTGAAGTTTGAACTGATGCTGGCGGGGGAGATTGGGCAACGCCGCCGGCTCCGGTTCATGGCGGGAGGACCGAACTCCGGCCTCGAGAACCCGCGGGGGCACGATCAGTGGAGCAAGGAGTTTGACGAGTACTTGGCACGCGCCGTCTGCTATGCCTTCAGCACGAGCCCGCTTCCCCTGGTCCAGTTGATGAACCGGGCCACCGGGGAGATGGCCGACGCCGAGGAGTCGCACTCCGGCTTCCACCCGATCCGGCAATTCATCGCGGAGCTCTTGACCCGGGAGATCCACGAGTTCCTGGGGGAGCCGGAGCTCGAGTTCATCTGGACCGAGGACAAGGAGGCGGACGAGCAGCTGGAGTACGAGCGGTCCGTGGCCTACGTCGACCGTGGGATCGACAGCGTCGACGAGATCCGTGCGCGTCGCGGGGACGCTCCCACCGGGATCCCGCGCTTCATCATGACCCCCGCGGGCCCGATCTTTGTGGACGACCTTCTCGCGGAGCATGCGGCTCATGGGGAGCCCGGCGCGGTCGCACCTGGGACGGAAGGCCAGAACGCCCTGGACCTCCCGCTCCCGCCGGCGGCTGGAGGCGGATCCGCAACGGGCGAGAAGCCGGCCGCAAAGCCCGGGGAAGCCGCGCGGGCCCTGGACGTTCCGCTCCCGCCGGCGGCCGGAAAGCTCGTCCGGAACCTTCGGGTCAAGCTTCCTGGCCGGGGCTCGATTACGATCCCGAAAGCGCGCCTCGTGGAAGTTCCCTTGGCTCTGGAGCTCAAGCGGTGGAAAAAGGTCGCCCTGAAGTGCTTGGGTGGCCCACAGCGGGCCTTCGTGTCCCAATACATCCCGGACGGATTGAAGAAGGCGATCGGGGAGTGGTTGGACACGGCCCGGAGCGAAGAGGAAGTCGGATGGGCCTTCCGCTCCCTGGCCCGGGCCCGCCGGCCCCTGGTCACCGTGCGGCGCCGGCTTCGGCTCGAGCGCGCGGTTCGGAAGTCCGCCCGGGCACACTTCCTCGAGCGGGCCTCGGCCATCGCCGAGCTCGTCGCGGACTACTACGTCCCGCCCGGAGGGGAGAAGAACCGGCGCCTCGCGTCGAAGGCGGTCCCACCCGATGATGAAATCGACGAGGCCATGGAGTGGGAAATCTTCATGGAGAAGGTCCAGGGCCCGATCGGGCAGGCCTTCCTCGAGGGAGAGACGCTCGCCGGCGAGGCCCACGGGATCACCGTGGAGTTCGGGATCACCGATGAGCAGGCGGCCGCGTATGCCCAAGCGCGCGCTGCCGCGCTGGTGGGGAAGCGCATCCTGGAGGACGGCACGGTCGTGGACGCGCCCAGCAAGTTCGCCGTCTCGCAGACGGTCCGGGACGACCTCCGCGCCACCATCGCCCGGGCCTTCAAGGAAGGCTGGAGCGAGAAGGACCTTCAGAACGCCATCGAAAATCAGGACTTCTGGGGTTGGAGGGCCGACCGGATCGCGCGCACGGAGGTGGCTGTTGCACTCAACAAGGGAACGGCAGTAACGTACAGGACGGCCGGGGTCGACACCGTCACCATCATCGATGGGCACGGGTGCCTGCGGGATGGGCATAATGACGCGGTCGCCGGCGTGAACGGAGAGACGTGGAAGCTCGACGAGTACGAGCAGGATCCGGTGGGGCATCCGAACTGCGTCCGGGACGCGGTGCCAAACCTGGAGACGGCCACCCCATGAAAGCCGAAAACAAGGTGGAGCTGCCGCGTCCCTTTGATCGGCTGCGGAAGCTGGGACCGCACATCCGGCGGCCGCTTCGAAAGGTGGAGTGATCGTGCGACTGGATCCGGTGCTCACCCTGGAAGAGCGCGCGGAGCTCGAGGACCTCGAGGCCGAGGAGATCCTGCAGAAGGGGATCGTCCAGGTGATCGCGGTCCAGGTGATGGCCCGGATCGCCAAGGGTCCATCCTTCCAGGTCATCGGGGACACCGTGAAGTTGAGCGATCGCGAGTACGTCGTCCGTCCCGATGGAGGCATGGGCAGGAGTAGGCCGAAGGAGTCGCGCCGAAAGAAGTGCCGGAGGTAGTGCGCCGAGGTCCCGGAGGGTAGCTCCCCGAGGGATGTTGAACACCGAAAAGTAAAGCGGGCCGTGTGGGGCCACACCCTCACACGACCCGTTTTTTTTCGGTCCTAACAGGAGACGCCGATGTCCGCAATCCAGTTCGACCTTCTTGCCTCGGCAGCGCAGACCGCGAGCGGGAATGGCGCCACCGTCGACGTCTCCGGGATCAAGGAGCTGCTGGTCTTTGTCGATGCCACGGCGACCTCCGGAACCGTCACCGAGTGGGATGTCTGGCTCGAGAGTTCCAACGACGGTGGAACCTCCTGGTTCGAGGTCCTGGCCGACTCCGTCTTCAAGAATGGGGGCACGGACCCGGGCCCCGCGGGCGAAGCGGGCACCGGCAATCAGCTCCCCATGCGGGACATCGTGAATGAGACGGCCGGGCAGGCCTCCTCGAAGTACGTCGCGAAATACTCCGTGTTCGGAAACAAGGTCCGGTTGCGGTGGTCTCTGGCCGGGACCACTCCCTCGCAAACCTTCTCGGGCAAAGCGGTCGGCAAAAACTGAAGAGGAGAGCACCGATGGCACAGGGCAGGATCTTCCACCGCTTCGTAGCATTCCAGAAGGTGGACGAGGATCTCCGAGAGGTGTGGGGCGACGCCACGGTCGAGGAGATCGACAAGCAAAAAGAGATCGTCCGCTTCCCCGGCGCCGTGAAAGCCTTCGACGCCCAGGACATCTACTTCACGAAGGCGAGCAAGGGCAAGTCGAAGGGCAACGTGCGATCGATGCACCAGCCCATCGCCGCCGGCCGGGTCATCGCCTGGGAGGCCGACGAGAAGCGCAAGGCCATCCCGATCGGCACGAAGATCGACGACGACGCCGAATGGGCCAAGGCAAAGGCGGGGACCTACATCGGGTTCTCGATCGGTGGCGAGGTCACGAAGGAGCACAAGGAAACGATCGATGGCCAGGAGATCAACATCATCGATGAGTTCGACCTGATCGAGGTTTCACTGGTCGACCATCCCGCCTGTCCCTCGGCCGTCTTCTCCGTGGTGAAGGTCGCCGCGGCGGACCCCGCTCCCCTGGCTCCCGCAGCTCCCCTGGCTCCCGAGACTCCGGCACCGGAGGTGAAGGCCGAGAAGACTCCCAGCTCCGTGCAGACCCTGATCTTCGACAAGAAGAAGTTCGATGCCGCGGCCGCGAAGAAGTGGGCCAGCGATCTCGGCTTCAAAAGCCGCACCGTCGACGAGACGGACGACTCGATCCGGATCCGGCAGCGCGACCCCGGAGACTTCAAGGAAGACTCCGTCCGCACCATCGAGCTCAAGGACGGTGTGAAGGCGGAGGTGGGGCACCCCAAGATGGACACCGGGCGCTTCGGGAAAATCCTGAAGGCACTGGGGAACTCCTTCGCCAAGCGTTCCGAGTCGATGAGCATCATGCCGATCCTCTGCGCGCTCCACGACCTGCAGAACGCCCTCGACTCGGAAGCTTTCGAAATGGCGATGGGCGAGGACATGGCCCAGGAAAAGGCGGACATCGGGCTCCTGGGAGACGCGGTCGAAGCACTCCTGGAGTTCCTGGGATCGGAATTCCAGCAGGAGGTCCGGAGCTACCTGGCCGCCGAAGCCGGCGCGGACGGACGCCCCATGTACTTCCTCGACTGGGCGGAGACGGTGAGCAAGGCTCTCACGCCCCTGCAGCTGGAGAAGGTCCTCGGGGACGATGACATGAAAAAGAACCTCGAGGCGATCCACCGGATGGGCCACGGCCTGGTCACCGCTTCCGGCGTCATGGGGAGCGGATGCCCGGACAAGGTCTGCAAGGAAGAGGACGCCGAGGACGACGCCGAGGAGGAAGACACCGCCGAGGGTGACGGCGACGGTGAAGGTGACGGCGAGGGTGAAGACGCCGGCGCCGCTGGAGAGTCGGAAGGAGACGGTGAGGAGGACGACGGCGAAGGGGAAGACGACGGCGAAGAGGAAGAGGGGAAGGGCAAAAAGGTGGCCACCCTGACGCCTGCCAGAGTCATCCCGGTTCCCGCCGCGGCCGCCACGCCGCGCAAGAGCACCGGAAAGAAGATCCTCAAGAGCCTCGCCAAGGTCCAGGAACAGCTCGGAAGCATTCGGACTTCCGTGGACTCCATGGACACGCGGGTGAAGTCCCTCGAGGAGTTGCCGACGGCCATCGGACGGCCTCCGGCAGTCCCGCACGAGAAGCAGATCCCCGGGGTCGACGGGCCGGCCGGGATCGTGGATCCGCTCGCGCTTCTTCGGAAGCGGGCGGAGGAGGAGACGGATCCGGTTCGGAAACAGACCCTGACCCTCATCCTGACCGAAGAAACCATCAAGCTGCAGCAGGCCGGCGTCCGCGTCGGATAGCCCGTCGCTGCGTAGGAGAACGCACGTGAACCTTCAGGAACTGATCCAGGACACCCTGGCCAAGGTCGCCGCGGCGACGAAGGCGGCCCGGAGTGACCCTGGCATGAAGAAGGCGATCGATCTGTCCGTCGGCCTCGTCGGGTTCAACCTGCAGGCGCCGGCGAAGCAGCTCGTTCCGCTGATGTCCCCCTTCTACAACTCGATCCCCCGCCGGGTGAAGCAGGGAGCGAACTCGGACAACTGGCGCCAGATCACCGCGCTGAGCTCCCCCGAGCTCTTCACGGCGGAGAACGCGGCCGGGAACCCCTTCACCACCACGCTGTCCACGAAGACCGCGCCCTTCAAGGTCGCCTCAGTCCGCGGGCAGGTGACCCGGGAAGCGCAGGCCGCGTCCATCACCTTCGACGACGCCCTGGCCAAGGAGACGGCCAACACCCTGTTGATCGCGCTCAAGCTCATGGGCCAGGCCTACCTGTACGCCAACATCACCGACACCGGGGCGCCCGCGGCGCCGACCTGCACGGAAGTCGAGGCGGCGGGCAACCTCCCGGCCGATCAGTACTTCGTCCGGATCGTCGGCCTGAATGGCATGGCGTCCAACCGCGTGCC